GTTGCCAAAAAATATCCGCCACCATTACTAATAGTTGGCGTGAGTGATGTACCACTTATTTGATATCTAGTTCTCCTAATATATGTTGAGTTTGAACTCGCTTCAATCAAGGCTAAGTCAACCCTTTTTCCATTTGGACTAAATATTTTCATTGATGAATGGTGTGCCGCGTTGTTATCCATAAAATATATTTCAATATATTCAAAGTTTGCTGCACTCTCACTTAGTGTAACAGTGGCTCTAGTACCAGCGGAGTTGTTATATAATACAACCTCTTCTGATAAAGTCTTAGGATATAAGCTCCCACCACCATTTTTTAGTTGGATTATCCTTGTGTTTGTATCAATGACTTCATAATCAATGATTTGATTTCCGTTTTGAGTTATCCCGTCATCAACATTTAGTCTTCTCACACTTCCGCCAGTTATATCTAGTTTGTTTCCTATGCTACGTGATTGCCCTTGCTGAAGTTTATCAGTTAGAGAAACCCTTAGTTGTCCACTCTTGTAACTAATAAACTCATTATCGTCAAAAGAGATTGCGGAAATATAGCTATCATAAATGTCAAATATGTCAATTCCTTTGGTCTTGATTTTTACTGGGGTGCCAATCTTCAGTTTTGATACGTCAACCAGTTTGCTAGACTTCTTAATCTTGAATTCAACTAAATGCTTGAATCTATTACCTCTGAATACATTCAGCATCTCTTGGTAAGCCTCGCCTTCTTCATCGGTGTCAATGGAGATTGTTTCAACTCGACCAGTTATTCGCATGGGGTTATCAATATTGTCAGTTGTAGTATTATCACTTTTCAAGAATAGATACTTAATTTCTTCGACATCACGAATGAAGCACTGCACTTTTGCAACAGGATCAACCTCATATTGTTTAAGATAACCCGTTACTTCGGACACCGTGGTATCTATTAGAACTTGCTCATCAACGATATTCCTAATGTAGATGTGTAGTCGGTTGGTATCGCCTTGTTCAATTGTTAGTTCAGTGAAGATATCCTTGTTCTGTCTGCAATTCACCATAAATGTACGGAAGTTGTAGATTAAGTTTTCGCTGTTAGTTGGCTCAGTAACTTTAGTTTGACTCTCAATGGCAATATCAATGTAAGGAATGTTTATAACTGGATCATCGTTTTGAACGAAATTATCCATAATCATTGCTGCTAAGAATTCCTCCAAAGAGTTCTCTAGCATCATTTCGGTTTTAGTTTGAATAATCTTTCTATCAAAGATGTTAATCGCATCCTTACAAGTTACAGAAATCAGGTTACTTCCTTTTTCATCCTCTGCTACTTCAACCAAGAATAGATAACTGTTGAAGAACAGAAAATCTCCTCTAATAATTTCGACTTTCTTTTGAAAAACGAACTGGGACTTTCCATTAGTTTCTTCATCGAGGTTGATGCGATAGCCATTGCTTTTAATTGGAGTAGCTACTTGCTTAATTGATAAGTCTTTCTTATCAAAAACATACACTTGCATTATGTGCCTCTCCTATTACCGCCAGGAGTACCAATGAAAGCATTGCACTTCTTGTTACCAGAAGTTGTTCCAACCCATACTAGGCACTTTCTATTACTGCTAGGGGTTCCAATGTTCAACTGTCCTCCAATTGATATTTCTTTAGACAAAACAGAGGATTCTCCTATTTGAGTGGTAAATGAGCTATCAGTAAAGGTCTTGAGCCTTAACTCCGCTTGACCAGACATTGATGTCATCAGATTATACGCAACTAACACTTCTGAATCGGTTAATTTAGTTAATTGGCCAGATACATAGCTGTTGACCGCCTTAATGACAGTGTTACCAATTAGCAACTCCAATCGATTAACCCCTGTATGTGATGTGATATCACAACTGAACTCATTCTCAATGGTTGAAATTGTGCTTGAATTAATAATCGACCCTCTAGGGATTGTTGGTAAAGAAAAAGAACTATTAATATTAACAGTGCCAAATCCGTTTGCTGATTCATTTGCGTAAGCCCCAAATTGAACGGTTTTAGTTCCGTCAACATTATGAGATATGTTGTAGGTAGTGTTTTCCAAAACAAGCTCTGTTATACTTCTGAAATCATAACCTCTATTCCACGATATACGTTGCACATTGTCAGTTGACGAATTACCACTCAATCCACCACTTGAATAATAACCACTTCCACTATTTTTAATCATCTTGGTAACTCTTCTTACTGTTGACGAATTATCAATGATATTCTGACTAACTAGAGTGATCTCTGTTGACAATGCATATTGCGAGGTATTAGAAAAATTACTTCTTAATATCGCCACTCTTGCAACCTCCTACGACTTGTACTGGAGATAAATCTCGCCATCTGCTAACACTGGTGGATTTGCAGTGCCTTTTGTAACTCTATTCTGTTTGTTGTCTATTTGCGCTTGAAAATCGCTAGCCAACAGCTTTATTAAATCGGTCTTAGCAGTGACGCTACTTCCATTTGTTGTTATTTGGCTGAACGGCAATTGATAGATCGTTCCACCAGCAAATAAATCATCTTGACGAGGATTACTAGTTATAAACCTCCATGATCCTTGATTAAATGCAGCTGCAGTGTTTGTTTTTGATAAATCAATTTCAAAGACCAGGGTTTTCGTCCCTGCTGCACCAGCTTGAATAATTTCTTGCCCATCGATGCGAATATATCCACCAGAAATTAAAAAGTAGCCATCGCTAACTACTATATTGTTTGTGTTTGTTGAAATTCCACAACCAATAACTATTCCATCTTGCTTATTAAAGAATCTCCAACACATTAATCGAAAATCTGCGGATAGCAGTATTTGTTGGTCGTAAGTAGTTCCTTTTATCATATATTCCCTCCTATATAGCTACATAGCTTTCAAATAATGTGAATTTAGCTTTTGGTATACTATCCTCAACCGTAATCGTATTAGCACCTATATCAAGTTTGACGAAATTGTCGTTTTGATAATCCAGCGCATCTAAAATGTTAACGATTTCTCCTGTACTAGTTACTTTTTGACAATGCAAATCATAATCTACTGTTGAAAATCGCAGTTTTTCATTGATACCAATCTCAATATTGAAATTAATCACTTTTTCTGTCCCAAATTCATTCCAAATGGTAATCCTTGGATTATTAACTGCTCCCTCGATTTCTATTGCCCAAGCAGAAGGTACTTGACCTTGATTTCTGATAGATAATACACCAGCAACACTATCTTGCCACCGAATACCGCTCGACCAATTCAAGTCCCAGCGATTTTCATTCGCTTCTTCCTGAATTTCATACTCTCTAGTTATACTTCGATAAAAAAGGGATTTAGCCAACAGCATCACTGGACAATTAAGAAACGGAGCGCCTCTAGTATCGCCCTTGCTAACCATTTGGAAATCAATATCTATTAGATATTCTTGATTATTTACACCATACACCAACTTATAGCTGCTATACTGCTTAATAAAGGTAGCGAATTCCAAGTAATTTCGATACCAATTTCCAGTAAAAATCATTTCTCCTTGAACGCTCTTTTGAGATAATTCTTGATTATTGGCAATAAAGTATTCTCCTATTTTAGAATAGGAACTCTTTTGCGCGAACCCTAAACCACTAGGTAGATTGAGGAAGTGCTTTTTATCCATTAAATCAAATCTCAATCCATTATTAGCTTCAATGAATAGTTGTCTAACCATAGCTACCTCCTAAGATCCTGTTCACTTTATCAGCAACACGATTCGCAGCTTCATCATCTACTTCTTGAGCATATAAATTAATTATGATATTAGGACCAACTGCACCACTTGATGTTTTATTTACATCGATATTGACATCAGAATTAATATTTGACGTTACATCTTTCATAGCGTTGACTATTTTATTATTGATACCTTTTATACCTTCAGTGAAATTCTGGTCAAGACCCTCGATAATCCCCTCACCCAAGAATGTACCTATCTGCTCTTTCATTAATCTAGATGGTGATTTGATTCCAAAGAAATTCTTAAAACCAGTCAGAATATTACTACCAATCTCCTTTACAGCGTTACCTATACCAGTTCCCATTGATTTTAATCCATCAATTATTCCGTTGATGATATCCTTTCCCAACTCGAGCCAGTCTGTCTCTAAAATTTTGTCCCAAATTTTCTTAGGAATCTCTACAACGGTTCTCAGCAAATCAGGGATAGCTCTCAATAGTCCTTCTGCTAAAGTTGTTAAAATCTTAAAAGCTGCAGAAATAATCGTTCCTAAAGAATCGGGATTTGTTAATGTATCAAAAATGGAAAAAATTACTTGAGGTATCATTCCGACTAGTAATGGCAGTGCTTCCGCTATACCCTCTATTAACCCCGCTAGTAAATCAGCTCCTGCAGAAATGATTGTCGGAATATTTTGCACAAGCGTTTCAATCATCAATCCAATCATTTCAATAATTACAGGTATTAAGGTTGGCAATGAATTGCCAATGCCTGAAATCAAAGATGTCAACAAGGTAATGCCCATTTCTAAAAGCATTGGAAGCATTTCCACTAATGTTATAATGAGGGTGTCGATAATTTCGGTTGCCATAATAACCAAATCAGGAAGCATGGCAGTAATGCCATTTAGGATTTCTTTTATAACCGTCTTCCCTGTTTCCAAAATCTGAGGCAATGCCTCTTTTATCTTTCCCATTCCACCAAGAATAGCATCTTTTATTTGCCCCATTCCATCAGCAATAGACACATCTCCGCTAAGCATTCCTTGGATCGCTCCTGACACCTCTTTGATAGAGGGTAGAAACTCACCAATCATCGCTGCTTTCATTGATTGAAAAGCGCCACCAATTGCTACTTGAGCATCTTCTACTTCTGCAAAAGCAGCTTTCATCTTGCCAGCATCTGTTTCTAGCAACGCTGCATTGACTCCGCCAATGGACTCTCCAACCACGTCCATGATAACCGCAGTCCTTTCAGCTTCTGTTCCAGTTTTCATGATTTCCTTTTGTGCCTCAGTGAATCCATATCCTAATTTAGTTAAGAAAGAGTAATCACCGTTTGCTAGCGCTTTACCAAGACCTGTAGCAACGTTGGTGGCTTGTTCCATGCTGGCATTAGCACCGTACTGTTGAGCGGTCATATCGGCTACCACATCAACCATGTCCGAGAGGACATCAATGTTTTCGATGTACGTTGCCATTTCTTGTGAAGCAGACAATAATGCATCCTTCGATACAACTCCGTTTTTCTCCTTCTCCTTGGTCAGTTTAATATATGCTTGAATCTGCTCGTCAGTCGCATCAGTGGTGTTGTTCAAGATTGTAACGAGTTTAGTCTCCGATTCCTTAATGCTATCAGACTTAGCCCCCCACTCACCAAATGCATTTACAATGCTCTTTGCACCATTCACCAACATTTTCATTCCTGAAGTTATCGCCTGAGAAAGGAGATTTGCTTTCAAAACTTCAGCGAACACTGAAGTTTTTCCAGTTGCATCCTCTTGCTCGTCCGCAAAGTTTTCTACATCGTCAGCTAAATCTTCAAATGCATCGAAGTTCTCAAGTTTCTTAATCTCATAATAAACACCTTCTTGCTCATCAGATAATCGAGAAAGGCTTTGTTCTGTTGCGACAATCTCTCTTTCAAGCTCTCGATAAGCTGCACTGTTTTTATCGATGTTGCCACTTTCTTCAGCTTGGTCTTTTGCCATTTTGAGAGTTCTCAATTTCTCAGATGTCTGTTCAATCGCATTTTTTAAAAGGTCTTGTTTTTGTGATAAGACCTCTGTATTTGATGGATCAAACTTTAACAAGCGATTCACTTCCTTCAATTCTCTATTAACAGAATTAATATCCTTGTCAACACTTTTGAGTGCGTTTGATAACTTTGTAGTATCACCATTCAATTCAATAGTGATACCCTTAATTCTACTACTTGCCAAAGGTTATCCCTCCTTTCTAATTGAAGAAGTTGTCAATATCCTTCTGAGAAGCATCCTTTATGGTGCTTTCAGGGACGTTCTTACGCAACAATAGATATATAGTTGTAAATGACATTTCCTTCATATCCTGAATAGACATTCCATTTTTAATTGCTAAATTAAAAAATAAATCAACATCTAAATCCTCATCATCTTCATCGCTATTTTGGGGTGTAGGTAGATTTGCGAAAGGGGGACATGGCTAGCAACAATATATCGACCATCCAACGAGTGTTTTCACCCAAGTCAGTCAACTCTTCTAGCCAAGTTTCAAACGACTTATTATCTTTGCTTTCGTTTGTTAGCATGCAATAAGCCATTTCCAATAGAATGAGCATGAATTTATCTAATATCTCCAGCATGCCCATAGCTTGCTCGTCTTCGTTTTCAACACTCAAAAACGGTTTGATTAAATCGTAAATCTTTTTTACATCCTTGTAGAGTTCACGATTGTAATCGTTTTTATACTTAAGAATAGTAAATGCGCTTGCATTAAAATTGTATTCGTTATTTCCAATTTGTATTTTTCTCATGCCAAAACCTCATTTCTAAAAAAAGAGAGGGAGCTTCCCTCTCTAAATACTTGTAATCGTTGGATCATACACTTCCTCGAAAAAGGTATTAAACTTTGCTACATTGTCATCTGATTTCTGTAACGTCCCCCTCGATAAGCTGTCAACAACTCTAGGCATAGCTGTCAGGGTTAAGCTATCTGTTTGTGGTTCGATTCCAGTAGCCTTAGTTGATGTTTCTATGTTCGGTCTAGAACACGAGCATCTGTATAGCCATGTACGTCTTCCCTTTTGGTCTCCTTGAATTTCAAACCCTAATGCAAATTCACTACTTATTGCATTAGCGTACTCAAGAATTGCACCACTCTCATCAACGACATTTCCAAGAATATCAGTAGAGAATTCATCTGGAACTATTGCTATTACCAAATCACCACTATATCCAGTATTAGCTGTGGCTACAAAAAACGGAATATCATCCGCATGAAAAGTCGTGGTATCTCCTGTTGGCGATAACGTTAATGACACTCCGCCGGGAATTGGCTTTGGACTTCCATACACTGTTTCACCATTCTCATCAACGGTGATTTTCGCATAATGGACATTTCTTAAACCATATTTGATTTTATTACTCATTCGTTTCCTCCTTGTTAAATTGTGTAAGTGATTTGAAACAGTCGCTCCATATCGATGTAGTTCTCTGTTTTTTCGTAAGGTAGATTCAAATCACTCAAAAGATCTTCTACCTTTCCTTCAAGTTCGTAATCCTTTTTCTCTGTCGCCAAATCAATGACAAAACGTCTATTAGAAACGTATGTTTTATCATCAGCGTCAAAATTATCTGGGTCATCTTCTCTGTACAAAATAAAAGGCAAAGATACATCATTTTCTCCATCTTTGCCATCAATGAACTTGTTATATGCAATTGGCAATCCTAGGTCCTTTAACTTTTTGTATAATTCGCTCACTTGCATAGCTACTTACTCCTTTTTTCAATGATATTCACAACTCCGTTTTCAAAATCGGTAACAACCTTATCCTCAACTGGTTTTATGTGAATTTGCGGTCTAGTTCTACCACCGTCTCTAGTGGCATGCCCATGTTCTAATAAATGAGGTAATCCTGGCGTTGTGTTATACAACGTTATTCTAGTGTTTCGGCTATATTTTTTGGTTTTTTTCTTCCAACTTTTGGCATACCTTCCTCTATCTTTTGGAGAGTTCGCCTTTAGAAGGAGAACGCCTTCATCGCTCACAGCTTCTATCAAGTCATTGATGTCATCTTCGATATCATCTGCATAATCTTCAAGAATTTGCGTTATTAAAGTAATTTCATCAGCCATTCTTTACCTGGCAAACTAAAACAACATCAAAAACACTCTTGTTAATTTTTCGAATCACTGTATAAACAGTGTCTTCATAAATTAGCGTTTTTTCACCACTGTAGTTCGACTTCCTCATTTGCAGCTCAATCTCTGGTCTTAAACCAACAGCAACAGCATTATAGTACTCTCTTGAGCCTACCCTATTCTCTTGTGCAAACACTACTTTCTGTGTTTCTTCGTAAACTGGTTGTCCAATTGCATCTACGCCAGTCTTCTTTTTACTGATTAACGTTACTTTTCCTGTGTACATTTGCGAATATAGTCCTTATGTTGGTTATATACATCAAGTAATCCGATGTTCTGTTTATCAAAAAGAGCTTGGACATACAATCTAATTGCTAGTTGTATGTCCGACTCGTACTCTGGGTAATTACCATTATCATCTTCGCTGTAAAGAGGAATGTCTATGCCAATCCTTTTTAAATCAAGTGCCGCAGCTTGAATCAAAGTCGTTATATCATCATTGAATTCATCATTATATATTCCTAAAAATCTTTTACAAGTTTTTAGCATTAAATGATATCGGGGTAAGTACCTACTGCAAAGAATCCAGGTCTAGGCTTTCCGTCAATTATTGCGTAAGAGCCATATAGATTACGTCTGCCTTTTACGTTAGTTTCACGAACGACACTGATTGATTCGCTTTCATTCATGATGTATTGAATAGGATTGCCAACTAGAATATCATTATCTTTCAAGAACGGGTCAACTTCCATAGGCGCTAACTTGTTTGCCCCAACGCCCATTAAGAATGGGTAGTTTCCGTTTTTGTCTTGGAAAGAAACGATATCAATATTAGCGTTTGTTGAAATATAAGCCTTTGCACCAATTCTAGCTTCTTGACTTAGTGCCTTGTAAGCTTGAATGAATGCATCGATTGGACCAGTTCCATCAACAGGTGTTAACCCATATAATGCACCAGTGGCTTTATCAACTCCGTCACCATAAATGATTGCATTTACTAACGCTTTCCCCATTTTCATTGCGATTTCTTGAGTGATAAACGGAATGAACTCGGCTACAGCCATCTTCTCTAATTTCCAAGTAACTTCAACGTTTTTAGCCAATTCATGTCCAGTCAACGTGATTTTAGCAAGCTTCACTCCTTCGTTTTTTGTCGGTTCTAATTCAGCATACCAGTTTGCATCCTCAGACATATCCAAAAACGGTAAATCAATATTTCCTGCCACTCGCAATTTACGAATGTCACGGAAAAACGGCGATAGTTGTGTAATAACTTCCAAGATGTCGGTTCTTACATCAGTTGGAATTAACAAACCACCATTATTAATTCCTTGAGTTCCATCTGCCGCTGGGACGAAAACAGAATCTGTAGTAAATATAGCATCACCTAATGCCCTTCTTTCTGCTTCTGTAAAATGCTCATCAGCAAGTCCCATCATTGTTTTAGCCCATCCTGTGCGGTATTCAGGGCTAGCGATTGTATACTTTTTCTCTCCCATACTTCCTCCTTCGTCTTTTTCACGTTTGTTTGTTTTGTCGAGATTTAAATCATTAAGCTTTCTCGCTTCTTCTTCAGCAGCTAGTTTTCTCGCTTCAGCTTCTTTAACCTCTAGACTTGCTGCTTCAATTTGCTCATTTAGAGATTTTTCCTCTTTGTTGAGTTCTAGAAGTTCACCTTCTAGTGCAGTAAAATCAATTTCCTCATTACTATCCAGTAATTTACGGATCTCGGCTTTTCTGTTTTTAATTTCTTCAATTCTTTTTTCCATTTTTTTCCTCCTGGATTAATATTGTGTATTGCTATTCTCTACTCCAAGAAAAAAGGACTTTCTATCCAGATTGTCCCTTGTCGCAATTTCCCACCTTTTATAACAACACTCTCAATTCTTCCTTTGCTAGTTTCATAGCTAGTTTTTTACGCTTTTCAGATTCTATAACTTTTTTGTAGTCCATAAAGTTATCTAGTTTTCTAGCATAAACACTTGTACTATCATAATACGGTACATCAACTACTGATACATCGTATAGCTTGCTGATTTTCTTAATTGTTCTTGTGTCTGTATCGTAGTCAAAACTATCTTCCTCGACGGTAAAAGCAAAACTCATTTTATCGATTAATCCTGCCTGTACCGATTTGTAGACATCCTTGTTTGGTCCAGTGTCTATTAACTCTGCAGTAGACTTCATGCCAAAGCTATCCACATCCAATTGAAGAGATCTATTTCGTGTCCTTGCCATGATTAAGTAACCGTCATTATGATTGTATCTCATAACCACATCGCTCATGTCACAACCTTCAAAAGCTTTTGGCTCAATTATTTCAGTATATCCATAATGCGTTGCGGGTGAATTGAAAGTCACAGGATAGCCTTCAATAATCATTTTCCCATCTTTTTCTTCTGCTCGATACTCAACATCTAACAACCTTACTTCTTTTTTACTCATTCTCTTCTCCTCCTAATTGATATCTATCTGCCAGCATTGAATTAACGAAATTGAGCGATTGCAAAATCTTATCCCCCTCTCCATTAGGAAGAGGAGCGAGATTCCATACTTCTCTTGCTTCATCAATTGTTATACAGTTAATCATTGACTTAATATATGCAGCCTTTTCACTAATAGATGCATATTGCAATCTATTTGATTCGAATATGATTTTATTTCCATGATCTAACTCTCTAGCAGTAAATAGCTTGTAACTAAATTCTTGCGACATTTGAATAGCTATCGGCTCTAATATAGACTCATAGAATGCATTCCACTTGTTGCTATCATAACTAGAGTTAACGATGTCCTCATTTATGCCAAAATAATCAAGTATCTCTTTACGAGAAGCTGCAACGACTTCCGCATCTGCGGTTACAGGTTTCAAATTAACTTCCTTGAAATCCATTGAGGAATCTAAGCCACCAATCCCTGACTCACTCTCTGTAAAGTCTTTAACAAATTGCTTTCGCATTTTGCTCACGTCTTCAGGTTTCATCATGTTCTTTAATGATTTGATAATGCCTCTAAGACTTGCAGTGGTTTTGATGGCATTTGTTAGCCCTTCTTTGATTGTCAAACGATATTCCAACATAGACTTAAGTGGAATGTTGTTTGCGCCAAAGAAATCATCCTCATTAAAATGTCTTCTTAAATGAATGATATTTCTGTAACTCGTGGTATATCTACGACCAGTTCTGAATGAAAAAAGAACGTAAGTGTCTTCTCCGTTCTCTCTGATTTCAATCTGCGAGTAGTTTAGTGGGAATAGATTCACCAAATTCCCTTCGCCATCTCTTTCGATATAGATAAATGCATTATTATTCAAATATAATTGACTTATTACCTTGTAATAAAAGTCATAAGATGACATGAACTCGTTTGGTCTTGTCGCGAGTAAACGCAAGAATCTGTCCTCAATGTAGTTAATATTTCCTTCAGCATCTCTTTTAAGACGTTTGGGATTTAACTTGGCACCATTTCGGGCAATCGCATCAATACATCCTCTTACAGTTTCGTTATCATATATTCTTCCATCAAAAGAGGTAAAAACAGCATTATAGGAGTTCAGCATTTCCATTGATACTCCTAATATTTTGCTTTTGTCTGTTTTGAAAATATTCTTAAATAAATTTCGTAGTTCCATCTTACCTCCTTAATTGACGTAATCAATATATTCTTGATAATGGTTTTTGAAAACAACATATGCATTAATCAAACTTACTGCACCATCAATTCTCCTTTTTGAGTTTTTACCTTTAACAGGGCGAATATTGTCGTTATCATCACGTTTAACAACTACATTAACTAAGTTCCATTTAGTAACAGGGTTATTGTTGTAGTTGATTTTTTTATCCATTAAATCAGCTTCAAGTTCTTTCATTGGCTGCGACATTGTTAACGCACCTTGTCTTACTGATTCTAACTCAAAACCACAATCACGCATTTCATCTGACCAATAAGTTGAACCCCAAGGATCATAGCCAATCCACAATGGTCTTAGTTCATTCTCTTGAACTTCCTCAAGGAACCAAGCAGTGATATCTTTGTAATTTATCTTACTGCCTTCACTTAGTTGAATTAACCCTCTATCAACCCACGCATCATACATTACCTTGTCATCATCAACTTTCTTATCAAGCAAATCTGATGGAATCCAATACATCTGCTTAATGTATATTTCTGATTGGTTTTCACACCACAATAGTGTTGCACAGGTTAAATCTGTGGTGCTTGATAAATCGACACCACCAACACAATATCTTTCAATAACATTTCCATATGTTGCTTCATTATTAACTGTCGCAAAGCTCAACCACGAGCTTTCATCAGTTTCTCTGATGTTAAATTCTTTACAAAGTAAGTTTCGTAGGTTTCTGCTATCTTTTTTAGCTTTTTCAACCTTCGCACGCAATCCATCAAGGTTCTTAACTTTTCCTAGTGTTGGATTTGCTTTATACCAACACTCTTCATCGGTCCATTCGCTTTTATCATCAAGTTCATAAATATAGGCGACCAGTCGCTCGTCCTTATATCCATTATCATCAAAATAACCATCGATAACCTTTGTGGCTTCATCATATTTGTCATCAAAGATATCTTCTCTAACTGTTCCTGCAGTCGAAGTCATAAAATTCAATGGTTGTTCTCTCATGATATTCCCATCAACCACTATGTCATATAACTTCTTGCCATTTTTCCATTGATGGAATTCATCCATCAAACTGAAATGAACATTTAATCCATCAAGCGTATCAACATCACTACTCAATGGCTTGAATAAGCTATCTTGGTCATCATATGCCAATTCAGACACCAACGCTCTAATTCTAGTCCTCAATGCAGGGGACTTTTTAATCATTCTTTTCGATTCACTCCAAATGATTTTCGCTTGGTCTTTCTTAGTAGCCACAGAATAAACTTCCGCTCCACCTTCGCCATCTCCTAGCAATCCATACAAGCCAATAC